AACATCATCCAATTGCACCCTGACCGCGTCGACACTGCGGCCTCGCGACCTGTAGTAGCGCCTGAGTCTGGCGAACTGGTTGACCACGCTATCGAGGTTCTTAGGTCTGCGCTCGAGCAAGGCGATGTCAGGGCTGCGACGTGGGTGCTTGAGCGTGTGGACCCTGAGCGGTTTGGCACGCCAAAGGACCGCCAAGTGATGGCCGAGCTGCGTAAAACAGCGGCTGCATCAAAGAGCGGTCCGGTGATAGTTACCATTGAGACCCCAGCCGAGCGCAAGGCAGCAGGTAGCGCATGAATATGGCGCGGCAGGAATACAGGCTGCGATGGAAGCCACACACGGCACAAAAGTCGTTTGTGGAAGATAAGCGCCAGATTGTCGGCTTCGTGGGTGGCCTCGGCGCTGGTAAGACGTTGGCAGGCTGGGTGCGAGCGATTCAGATGCAACCGACCGATGGGCTGGGTGTCATTGTGGCACCGACCTACAGGCAGCTGCACGATGGCGTCCTTGGCACAGCGCTGGAGCACTTTCGGCCATTCCTGGCTGACGTGAACAAGTCAGAGATGCGGGTCAAGCTGGTGACCGGTGCCGAGATACTGCTGCGCTCATCAACTCGCCCAGACGACTTCCGAAGCATCAACGCAGGGTGGCTGTGGCTCGATGAGGCGTGCTACCACTCGCGCTATGCCCTGACGACTATCATGGCGCGTGTGCGTTACGGGTGCGAGCGCATCTGGTGGACGAGCTCGCCAGTGAAGGGCAGCCCCGCGCATGAGATATTCGTGCAGAGCGCACGCTACCCGTGGCATCACGCACCCAGCTGGGCCAACCCGTACCTGTCAGAGCAATACCTGGAGCTGATGCGCAGCACGATGAGCGCTCGCGAGGCGGCTCGTGAGATTGACGCGGAATGGGTAGAGGCAGGCGGGGTGCTATGGGAGCAGGAGGTCATCAGCGCACACAGGCGGGAGACGACGCCGGCGCTGGTGCGTTACGTCGTGGGTGTGGACCCAGCGACGACGGCGAAGCGTAAGAGTGACCAGACGGGCATTGTGCTGGTGGGTCAGGGCAGCGACGGTCATGCCTATGTGCTGCGTGACCTATCGGGCATCTATGCGCCTCACCAGTGGGGGCGCGTGGTGTGTGACCTGTGCAAGCAATACGGGGCCATGGCGGTCTGCGAGACAAACGCAGGCGGTGACCTCGTGGAGGCGAACCTTCGGATGGTGGACCCGTCGGTGCCCTTTCGAGGTGTGAGGGCGGGGTCAAGCAAGGCCGAGCGCGCTGCACCGATTGCAACGCTTTACACCTCTGGCTGGGTGCACCATGTGGGAGACTTGCGCGACCTTGAGCGTCAGATGACGACATGGGAGCCGAGCGACCCCGATAGCCCTGACCGCATGGATGCGCTAGTCTGGGCAGTGACAGAGCTGCAGATATACCCACACGCACCATCGCCGGACCGTATCGAGCGCACGGTGCAACGCAAGGTACGCATATGAGCAGAGTACGCGACAGCAAGGGCCGGTACGCCCAACAGAACGTGGGCAGCCCGTGGATACTTCCGAACCGTGAGCCGACGCCTGAGTTGTTCCCACAGGTGGTGTCAGGCATCAGCGGCCAGCCAGGCGTGTTCGATCAGATTATGGTCGGCCATCCGAAGGTGGCGAAACACATGAGCGACTTCCGCACCACGCTGGGCGCGGCGTCGTATTGGTGGCAGCCCTGCGAGGATGAGACCAGCGCAGAGGCGGCTTTTCGCGAGGATATGGAAAGTTTGTGCAAGGGCGCGTACCTGGACGCAGAGAACGGCGTACAGGGGTGGTCAGAGATAGCCGAGTCGTGGCTGCAGCACTGGGCACACGGCATGTACTGGGCAGAGGTGCGGTGGGTAGAGGAGCCGACAGAGGCGCGGCAGTATGCGTACCTGAGTGGACGGCAGCTTGAGTTGTACCCAGTGCACCCATCGACGGTGCAGCAGGTGCTGCAGAGCGACAACTATCGGCGCCTGACGGGCATCAGGCAGAGCGCATCTACTGGCTTTGCCGAGATACCCGTGGAGCGCCTGCTGTGGGTGCAGCGTGGTGGCATCGTGGGTCAGTATGCCGGCGAGAGCATTCTGAGGCCGCTGGTGTTCCTCTTCGATCGATGGCGCTCGGTCTGGCTATCGAGCGAGCAGCAGGCGTACATGCAGGGCGGGTGTCTGGTGGTGCAGGCCGATCAGGCAGCGAACTACGGCACAGAGGCATGGAAGCGGGCCCGCGCCACGCTTGAGGGCTGGCAGAACAATCTGGCACGCTACCTGCTGATGCCGCCGGGCTTTCAAGCTGAGTTTATCGCGGCGTCCTCGAGCATCGATGGCGATGTGATTGACCGCATCGATGCCTATTGCGACACGGTGCTGGGTGCGCAGGTGGCGGCTCTGATACAGAGCGCGAATGGTCACCGGGCATTGGGAGAGGTGGCAGCGGCACAGGACGACACGAGCCAGAGCGAGGACTTGAGCGCATTCCTGCGCCGTCTGGGTGACCGCTTGAGCCGATGGGTAGCGCAGCAGGTGGCCTATGCGGGGCGGCGTCCTACGCTATCGGTGCGACCGGCAGAGCAGGTGACCGCGCCAGATGCGAAGGTGGCCACGGCAATCCAAGCCAAGGGAGCGCAGGCCGTTACCTGGACATCAGCAGATGAGGCGTGGGTTCGTGAGACCATCGGAATGCCAGAGCTGCAGACGGTCGAAGATGTGGACGGTGACAGCTTGCTGGCTGAGCCGATGGCCACGCCTATCCCACCAGAGCCTGACGGGTCAGTGCAGTCAGCCGAGATGGCAGAGGTCAAGCGGTATGAGCACATAGACTTCACGCCACCACAGGGGGTGCGAGAGGCAGCAGCACGCGGCCTTGAGGTCAGGCGAGAGGCGCCAGAGAGCCAGCGAGGCGGTACAGAGGTGGGTGTTGCAAGGGCACGCGACTTGAGCAACGGGGTGAGCATCAGCCCAGAGACAGCGCGGCGCATGAAGGCGTATTTTGACCGGCATGAGGCAGACAAGCAGGGTGAGACGTGGGACCAGCAGGGCAAGGGCTGGCAGGCGTGGATGCTCTGGGGTGGCGATGCTGGCAGGTCGTGGGCTGAGAAGTTGGTCAAGCAGATGAACGCAGCCGATGAGAAGGCGAGCTTGAGCGACAGCACAGACCCAGTGCCACCGGCTGCAGTGCAGCAGAGCGCCGCTGATGGTCTATTCGCTCGTGGTCGCAGCCCCTCGGAGATGCGAGGGCTACAGAACCGCATGGACCTGCAGCTGGCCAAGAAGATTGCAGCCGGTCAGGGCTTGAGCCGTGGTGAGCTGCGGTACATCGAGAGCGCGCTGCGCTTTATCGGTGACCCCACAACCAAGCCAGATTACGGGCTGCACGGGCCAACCTATCAGGAGTTTCATGGTCTAGGTGGTCAGGCCATGGTGTCATGGCTGGGTGGCGTGCTCTCCGACACAGACGGTGTGGCGCCGGTGACATCGCCAGACCCAACAGTAGCGCCAGAGCCGATGGCCGAGCCTGACCTGCTAGCTGGTGCAGACTACGGGGCTGACTTCACAGGGCGGTGGTGCTGATGGTGATGCTACCCAATCGCAGGCCGAGCAAGGCAGCCCCGCCCATCATGGTGCGAGACTGCACGGGCAAGTGGGTGTCGGTGAGTCACCCGCTTGTGGGTGTGGAGGTTTACGTTGCCTGGGCGGACACACGCAGCGAGCGTCAAGCCATCGATGCGGCCATGACGCAGGCAATAGAAGGCGTGGCTCGTGGTCACAGGGCTGACGTATGGCAGGCGATGCGCGACGGGTGGCAGACGGGCGAATATGACCGGGTGCTGTCAGAGGCAATCCCACGCTATGAGGCGGTAATCAGGGAGTACACGGCACGCCTGGAGGGGGCCACCGAGCGATGGGCGATGGCAGAGGCGCAGCGTCAGGCACGCTCGCGTGAGACTCCACAGGGAGGGTCAGGGCCGGTGAGCGAGGCCAGCGTGGTCAGCCAGATACAGGGCCAATCGAGCCGGCTGGCTAGTCGCATCGAGAACAGCAGCCGCATCGCAGCGCGTGAGATAGCGCAGCGTGTGCAGGGTGAGGTGGCAAGCGCGGTGCGTGATGGTGAGAGGCCGAGCGGGTGGAAGTCAGCGATAGCGGCTGGCAGTCTGGTGAAGCCTATCCTAGCCACGGGGCAGATAATCGAGAGCGAGGGGCGGCTGACAGCGGCGGCCAATCTGGTGCAGAGCGGTGCCACGCAGCGGCTGGGCTTGCGCCTGAGCCAAGTGGTGCGCACATCGGTCAACGACCCTCGCCGGTGTTCGGTGTGCGAGGACCTGAGCGGCACAACCTTTGACCTACCCAGACAACAACGCCAGTTCGATGACATGCCCCTGCCTGACCCAGACTGTTTGGGCGGTACGCGATACTGTCGATGCGGGTGGCTGTTGCGTTGGGTCAAGTCATAACGTATGGGTGTTGCCATGATGCGTGTTACCTTCTCCGATAGCCCCTTGCGTTGGGTGTCTGCTCTGCCGATCTGGCCGAGCGGTGTGCACTATGACGGGCAGGTGTTCGATTTTGCCGGCCATCGAGCGGCCATCGAGCGCGACCTGACGCGTCAGATAACAGAGGGGGTGTTTTTGCCATCGGTGCTGCGTGAGCACATGCCTACGGGCATGAGCCACGGGCAGGTGATGGCATGGCGCATACTGAGTCAGGCCGATGCTGCAGCGATGGGAATACCGCAGAAGGCGCCTGACGAACTGTACTTCGGTTTGGACCTGCGAGACCCTGAGATGGCCGCAGAGTATGACGCTGGCCTGCTGACGTTCACCTCGCCAGAGCTTCGAGGGACGATGATAAGCGGTGAGCCGTGGACCGATGAGACAGGCGCACAGTGGGACTTTTTCGTTGCAGAGCTATCGGCGGTGGCCACACCGCATAACAAGCGGCAAACGGCCGCGCCACACCTACGAGGGGTGATCATGGGAGACCTGAAAAAGGCCAAAATGGCCGACGGCACGATCATTGAGATCGAGCCATCCGAGGCGTTGCCGGAAGGCGCAACGATGATGGAGGACATCGAGATTGAGTCTGGCGA